AATTTCGGTTGCAGCTTCCACGTCGACGGCAAAGGTAACGCCCAACTTGCCCGGCGCCAACTTGAGATAGTGCGCCACGACGTCCCCGGTAATGCGGGACTTGTGGACCGCCTTGCGGAGTTGGTCCGCGTTGAAGTCCCCGGTTGCTTGGCTCAAAGCGACTTGCGAAAGGTCAAGGTCGGAGGGCGGGGCGAAAATGCGGTAATCCGTCAAATACCCTATGTTGATAATGTCCCGCATGGACGGCGCCAAGACCATGACGTCGACCAACCCGTCCGCGTGCCGCCCCAGGCCCTTGCCGTCAGCACGTAGCGGCGTAGCGGTAGGGAAAAGCCAGCGGGCTTGGGGGAACATGCCGGCCGCCTGCCCCCACTTGTTGGCCTTTAGGACATGGTGCCCTTCGTCTTGCACGCCGAACCTGACTTGCTTAAACCATAGGTCGTCGGCGGACATGCGTATGATGGTGTCTACCCCGCCGACGCCAGTCTTCGCGTTTGGGTCAAAGAACGAATAGCCTAATTCCGCAACCTGTAGGGCTGTAATGACCCGTATTAAGTTCGACCCCTTCTTGGCACCGACCAGGCGATGCCGCACGCCGTTACGGGCCAGGGCAATAGATATTTGGCTCACTAATTCTTGCCGGTGCGCAATCGCAATCGAAGCCCCTGGCTCGTCGTAAAGCACCTTGGACAGAAGTACAGTTTTGCCGGATCCCGTGGCTGCCACGGGCATGACGTTCAAGGCGCCTTGGTTCCAGGCTTCGTAAACGCGGCGCTCAAGCTCGGCTTGGAAGGGGCGAAGGGCTACGGGCATTTAGACAATCTCGGTGCAGTCAGGTTGGTCGTCAAATGCATGGAATATCTCAAAAGTCCGGTTATCGACAAATTGCCTCAAACCTTCCATGTTATTTACGCTCATGGCGAAGTAGCTCGGCTTCAGTTCGGTCGATATCCCTTTGCGTCGCATATTTACGGCAGATCGAACGGTAGATCCGATGCCGCCGAAAGGATCGAAAACAATATCGCCAGGATTCGACCACAGCTCAATTCCGCGCTCGATTATGTCCAACGCCATCGGGCAGATGTGGCGTTCGTCGTCGTCGTCTCGACCACCTCTATAGTTCAGCGTGCGTGAGCTGCGAATGTCCATCCACACGGGGCTGGCGTACTTTCTCCATCGATTGTGTGACAGATTACCTTCGGTCGGCTCGTCTTCCCCGATGAATTGGGTTAAACCGTGCTCGTGGGCGACGGGATGCTTATTTTCACCCGGCTTGCGGAACGTCAGCAGATATTGCGGCAGGCCGGCGCGGCTCAGGGCGCTATCCTTGCAAAGCTGTTTGTGCATCAGGCCGATGGCTTTGGTGCGAGTCGCCTCAATCAAAGGGTCTTTCCAGACGACATGCTCCGAATGATAGATGAAACCCGCATCAATAAAAGCCGCAATAATTTTGCCGCGAAAATCCTTTAGGCCAATATAACCGTCGCGGCTTTTCATAGCGGGGAGATTCATCACATCAACGGAGATGATGCGACCTTCCATCAATACGCGCTTCAATCCCGCAATAACGAATTGGAAATGACGAAAGAACTCGTCGTCGTTCCTGCAGTTGCCGACGTCGCGCTCGCTGTTGCTGTACGCGTACAGGTTGCTATAGGGCGGCGAAAATATCGAATAGCCTACAGAATTTTCAGGCAGCATTGCGTGCATAAATTCCACGCAATCGGCGTTGTAAAGTGCGATCGGGCCATTGATATATTGATTGATGATTTGCATTATATCCACTCCGGAAGATTGATTGATTGAGTCGGCATGTATTCGGTGCGTTCCATGCGAGTGCCGATAACCTCGCGTTTTACAAATTCGCGCATATGCGAAATCATTTGATCGGCCATGATGTCGGCCAGATGTTGCTTGCGCTCAAGATTTTCTTTGACCGCCCCTTCTGCGCTGGAATACACCAGATGCACATCGACCGGGCGAGTTTGCCCAAACCGGTAGCACCGACGGACAGCTTGATAGTATTTTTCAAAGGAATCGTCTAGGCCGACAAATGCGACGTTTCTGCAATGCTGCCAGTTGAGCCCGAACCCGCAAATTTTAGGCTTGCTGATGATGACTCGCGCATGCCCTTGACTAAATTGATGAAGTAAATTTTCTTTGACTGTCGGCGATTGCGAACCGTGGACCTCGATAGCATCGGGAATCATCATCTTGAGCGTTGACGATTCTTCATTAAGATTGCACCAGATTACCCAATGTTCATCCGATCGATTGACCACTTCTGCCAACATAGCGCATCGTGACAATACCGACTCTTTACGAGCAATCCGGCGTTCGGTCATGGTGTTAGCTATTGGTGAATCAACATCAATCCGATGCTCAATAAGTGACATGGGCGGAAGAATATAGCGGCTTCCATCAAAACCTAGATCGGACGGATTGCGGATGAAAACTGCCCATGTGGCGAGCCATTCCCAGAACTTCGTTTTGCCGTGCCCCTTCAATCGCCATTTGCTCGTATCTCCGCCGTCGTGCGTGAAGAACATCGCCAGCATTTCAACATGACGCATGACGCCCAAAAACTCGCTTTGCGATCCAAGTTCCATCCAGTCATTGGGGCTCGGTGTTGCAGTACAGCTCAATCGATAAGGCGTGTTGGCGAATTTTCCGATAACCTCGCGCCGGGTCTTAGAATCCTCGCCCTTCAGGATACTGGATTCGTCGAGCACCACGCCAGCAAATAGTGAATCGTCGAAGTGATCCAGCATCTCATAGTTTGTGATGACGATCTGATCGTCGCATGCCACTTCAGATTGATGGCGGCGATAAGTCACTTTGACGCCAAACTTAATGCCTTCGTCGACCGTTTGCTGGGCAACGCAAAGCGGCGCGACAATCAACACGCGGCCTGCATGTTTACTGACAGCGTCAGCCCATGATAGTTGAGTCAAGGTCTTGCCAAGGCCCGTATCCGCAAAAACAGCGGCGCGGCCTTTTTTCAGGGCCCACTCGACGATAGCATGCTGGAAGTCGAACAGGTTAGGATTCAAACCAGTAGCTTGGAATCCTCCCGAAACGTCGCTGATTGTTTTTTGTTGCAGAAAGGTATCGTAGTTCATCGTTTCGCTTTTGTTGTTGACGGTAGCGTCATTATCGGTTTATAGTTGCCCCGTAGTCAATCCCCTGTAATCACTTTTTGGAGAGTTTCCACCATGAGTATGCAAATCAGCGTCGACCCTGCAGCCCTGTCACAAGAGCAACGCGAAGCGGTCGCCGGTTTTATTCTGGCCTATCCCGGCAAGGCTTGTTCCGGAACGTGCAGCCACGCCGTCGCGGAGATTCCAGCATTTATCCATAAAGATACTGCCGACGCCGGTCTTGTTGAGGTTGGCCGCGCCCTTGACCCGGAGATTGCCGCACTTGTCAAAGACGACGGAGAGTTCCAAGCGTCCGTCGCTTTCGGCTCCCATGGTTCGCCAGCACTTGACGCGGACGCCGCCAAACTGAATGCCATTTTCGGGCAAGGTACTGCCGGTGCTACTCTTGGCGACGTCGGTCTTGCTCCGGCCCAAGCATTTGGGGTGCCCGCCGCCCCTTTGGTCGGTTCCACCCCCGTAATTGCGGGGGCCTCTACCGTTGCCCCGCCGCCCCCGGCGAATACTGCCCCGATTACGACGACGCCTGGCGTTGCCTCTTCGGTCGCGGGTGTCGATTTGGACGCCAAGGGCTTGCCTTGGGACAATCGCATTCATGCTGAAAGCAAGGGCAAAATTGCCGACGGCACTTGGCGTAAAAAGCGCAACGTTGACCCGGGCCTCGTATCCCAAGTTGAGGGCGAATTGCGCCAGCTCATGGGAGCGCCCGCCGCCCCTTTGGCCGTCTCGACTGCGCCTTCCGTGCCGACCCCTCCCCCTGTCACGGCCGCCCCGGTTACTGCGAGCTTGCCGACCGCTTCCGTATCTCCGGTCGCTGTCCCCCAGCCTCCGGCACCCCAGGCGCCCGCCGCTGGGGATGAAAGGCAACAATTCGTCGCGTTGATTGGCCGCACATCCGCCGCGCTGCAGGCTGGCAAAATCACCCAAGATGAAATCAGCCAATGTTGCCAAGCCGTCGGCGTCCCGGCACTGCCGCTTCTGGCCAACCGTTTGGACCTCGTGGCCAACGTTGCCGGCAGCATTGACGCGATCATTGCGAGTCGCCCGTAATGAGCGGCGCCCACTCTATCCTCCCGCCCTCCGGGGCTAAGGCTTGGAAACTTTGCGCACTTTGGCCGACCATGAATCGGCTTTACCCGCAAGACGACACGCCGGAGACGCTGGAAGGCAACGCGGCGCATTGGGTGGCGTGGGAGCTGCTGGCCAAGCGTACCGTGTCAGAAGGCACCCCGGCGCCCAATGGGGCCATTGTTACCGACGAAATGATCGAGGGCGGGGAGTTGCTGGTCGACACGATAGCGACCCACATGCCCCTGGCCGAATTTGACCAACTGCACGTCGAGGAGCCCGTAAGCATCGCCCGTATTCATCCGCAATGCTGGGGGACGCCTGACGTTTGGGCGTTCTCCCGGCGCTCTGCCGTGCTGGAGGTTGCCGACTACAAGTTCGGGCACCGCTTTGTCGACGAGTACGAAAACGACCAGGGGATTGCCTACACTGCGGGCATTATCGACCACTTGGCCCAGCTCTTGGGCAAGGGGCCGGGCCTGTTGGACCAAGCCGTCGTCGTCAATTTCACGGTAATACAACCCCGGTGCTACTACAAGGGCGCCCCGGTACGCACATGGTCCGTCAAAGCCTCCGACCTTCGGGCACATATCAACATCCTCAGCAATGCCGCCCATGTGGCCATGGCGGAGAATCCCCCGGCCGTTACCAACTCAGAGTGCCAGGATTGCCCCGGCCGACATGCGTGCCCGTCCCTGCAGCAAGCCGCTTACCGCGACGCGGAGATAGCCACGCGCTCAGGGCCGGCGCAGTTACCGCCCGCCGCCGCGTCGCTGGAGTTGCGCATGTTGGAGCGGTCGTTGGAGCGGCTACAGGCCCGCGTCGAGGGCTTGCGGGAAGCCGTGGCCATGTACGGGCGCCAGGGACACGCGACGCCCTTCCACGCCCTGCAGCAAGGGTACGGGCGCCAGCAATGGACGGTGCCGACGGAGCAAGTCTTGGCAATGGGGCAACTCTTCGGCGTTGACCTAGCGAAGCCTGGCGTAAAAACGCCGACGCAAGCTAAAAAAGCCGGCGTTGACGAGGCCGTCATTAAGGCTTACAGTATCACACCTATGGGGTCGGTAAAGTTGACCCCTGTAAATCCCGCCGACGCCCGTAGGGTTTTTGGCTCAACCAAGTAAGGAGTTCACCTATGTCTCAACGTATCAATATCACGTCCCCGGTCGGTCGTATTGTCATGGGATCACTGTACGACCCGTCGACGACGGATGCTGAAGGCAAGCCGCTGGTCGTCAAGACCGGCCCCAACGCTGGCCAGCCGCGGGTGCAATACTTCTTTGCCCTGGCCATTCCCAAAAATCCCGGTGAACAACATTGGGCCCAAACTGCTTGGGGTCAGCAAATTTGGACGCTCGGGCACCAGGCATTCCCGCAGGCAGCCCAGGCCGCCGACTTCTCGTGGAAGATTGTCGACGGCGACAGCCAGCAGCCGGGGAAACTCTTCAAAGGCAAGCCGGGGAAGAAACCGTGTGAAAATGAAGGATGGCCGGGCCATTGGGTGCTCAAGTTCTCCAACGGCTTTGCGCCCAAGGTTTACCAGCAAGAAGGCACGGGATACGTGCAGCGCATGGAGAAGGACTTTTGCAAGCCTGGCTATTTTGCGGAGGTATTTTTCTCAGTCGAGGGCAACGGGTCACAAACTTCCCCGGGCGTCTATCTCAATCACAGTATGGTTTGCTTCCGCGCCTATGGGCAGGAAATTACTTTTGGCCCCGACGTGGCGTCCGCCGGTTTCGGCCAAGCTCCGCTCCCCGCTGGTGCCAGCATGACGCCGCCCGCTGGCGCTATTCCGGCGCCGGGGGTCGCCGCTCCGCCCCCTTTGCCCGGGATACCCGGACAGGTGCCCAACGTGCCGCCGATGGTGAACAATGGCCTTCCATCACATCCTGTTATCCCCGCTGTCCCGGTTGGCGTAAGCCCGGTCTATGCCGCGCCTGCAGTTCTTAACGGCTTGCCGCAAGTGCCGGGGGTCGCTCCGCTCCCTTTGCCGCCCGCTGGTTCTGTGCAGATGCCGTACGGCCATGTCCCGGGTGCGCCTGCTCCCATCCCGGTTATGCCTAATACCGGGTTCGTGCAGATGCCGCCGCCGGCATCTGCCCCTGTGGCACCTCCGGTGCGCCAGATGACCGCCGCCGCGCAAGGTCTACCGTATGAAGCCTATGTGGCACGGGGGTGGACCGACGCGCAACTCGTGCAAAACGGCCTCATGCTGGTTTAAACGCTACCGCCTGGCCCTTCGGGGCCAGGCTCTTAGAAAAGGCACGTGGCTAACAGAGTGAGGACACGTCGAGCACTGATTGCCACACGGCGACGCGCTTTGATGATCCTGCGTGTGAAAGTTGTTGCAAACGATAAATTATTTATCTATAATCCGTTCATCAACTCAACGAACGGGATCAACAAAATGACCAAGACTCAACTTATCGCGGCAATCAAAAATTCCGGAAAGGTTGAAAACTCAGATGCTGCAATGCACGCCGACGCAATCCTTAACGGCGACTACACATTGCCCGAACTTTTCGCAAACGCCGGAGCATTTTACGGATACAACGGGCACGCGCATGAAGACGCACTAATGGATACGATGTGAAACGCCAAGCCCCACCGCCCCCGCCAGCCGACGGTGCGCTTTGGGGATGCAATACCGCGCGCCCTGGCTACACTGGCCGCCAGCCTGGCTATTGGGCATCGGACGGCTACAAGATGGCCCAGGTTGGTGAATGTGGGCATAAGGTTGTATTGCCGCAAATGAAGTGGATAGAAGACACGTCGACCCGTGAATGCCACACGGCGACGAGATTTGACGACCCTGCGTGCCGGGGATGCGAAAAGTTGTTGACGTAGATAAATTATTTATCTAAAATTACTCCATCAACTCAACGAACCGGAGAACTAACCATGTTGCAAATTTTGACCAACCAGATCAAAGCCGCCGTAATGATGGCTGCGACCAAAGACGTTCGGTATTATCTGAATGGCGTTTGTATCAGCGTCATGGAGGACGGTGCGGTGCACATTAGGGCGACCGACGGGCTCGTAGCATTCGAGGACGTTGCTCCAAATAAATGTGAAACGCAAAAGGGGCCGTTTTCCATAATCATCCCGCTCGATACTGCGAAAGTTGCGGCGAAAACCAAAGGCCCGGTCGTCCAATTGTCGGCGCTTCCCGATGGTAAATATTTAATCGCCGATATGATTTTTGCGCCAATCGACGGGCGTTTCCCCGATACCGACCGCATCTTTGCTCAGCGTGAAAGTTCGTTTGATAACACGGTCGCCCACTATGATTTTGAACTGCTGGCGCGGTGCCAGTTGGCGATGCGTACCGCGCTAGGGGTAAAGAATAATTATTACCGTGTCCAAAATTCTCCAGTCGGGCTAATGTGCCGGGAAACTGAAACTTTCCCAAGGTGCGCTGTGCAACCTCTCAACGTCAAGTGCTTTGTCGATAACTGAGTATACGCCAAGCCCCACCGCCCCCGCCAGCCGACGCCGTGCGCCCCGTGGCCGTTTATGACACGGAATGTTATCCAAATTACTGGCTCCTCAAGTTCCGCCCCCGTGGCGGCCAGGTCTATAGCTTCCGGCTGTTCGCTGGCCAAGCTTTCAGCCCGGAGGAGGCGTTGCGTATCCGCACGCTGTTCGACCTGTTCACAACGGTCAGTTTCAACGGGAATTATTACGATGTGCCCCAGCTTACGGCCGCGCTGCAGGGCTACACGGTGGAGCAATTGAAGTGGCAAAACGACCGCATCATCGTCGACAAGGTCAAACCGTGGGAGCTTGGCTTGCCCGATTGGAGACCGGCGGACCATATCGACGTGCGTGAGGTTATCCCAGGCAAAGGCGGCCAGAAGTATAAAGCCGGCATCATCCATTACAAGACGATGCGCGACCTACCCTATGACCCCGGCACCTACCTGACGGCGGACCAAATCGCACAGGTGGACGAGTATTGCGAAAATGACCTTGGCCAGCTTGAGGCACTTTTCGACGCCGTGCGTCCGCAAATCAAACTTCGGGAGGCCTTGGGCACCCGGTACGGCCTGGACCTTCGGAGCAAATCGGATGCCCAAGTCGCGGAGGCCGTGCTAAAGCGGCGGTGCGAGATTGCCACGGGGCAACGCATTTACAAGCCCGACGTCGACTACAACATGCAATTTCGGTTTGACGTGCCGGCGTTTATTTCCTACCAGCTCCCCCAGCTCCAGCGCGCCTTGGAGATTGTCCGGGGCGCCATTTTCCGCATTACGCCTGCCGGCAATGTGGCCATGCCCCCGGAACTGGAAGGGCTCACAATTACCATTGGCACGTCGACTTATAAGCTGGGTATCGGCGGCCTCCACAGTCAAGAGAAGCAAACGGTCCACCGGGCCGACGACTATTGGTGCCTCCGGGACAATGACGTCGCCAGCTATTACCCGTCGCTAATTCTCAACTCCGGCGCCTGGCCGGAAGCCATGGGCCAAACCTTCCTCCAAGAGTATGGCGGTATCAAGGCGGAGCGATTGGAAAGCAAACACCTGGCCAAGAAGTTGCCCAAGGGGACGCCCGAATACGAAGACGCGTCGACCATGGACAGCGGCGGCAAAATTATGCTTAATGGTACGTTTGGCAAGACGCTGAGCGGCTTTAGCGTACTTTTCGCGCCAAAAATGGGCATTCAAACAACCGTGTCGGGCCAACTCTCGCTCCTCATGCTCATTGAGTGGCACGAGCTTTACGGCATCCCCGTGATATCGGCCAACACCGACGGCATTATCGTGAAATGCCCGCGCCACATGGTGCACGTTTCCGAGGCCTTGATTGCCGAATGGCAGAAGCGCACGGGGTTGGAAATGGAGACGGTCGAATATTTGGCGGTCTATTCCAGGGACATTAATAATTACATCGCCGTCAAGGCCAAGTGGGAGGACGGGTGGACCCGGACGCCCGACGGCGTCAAGCGCAAAGGCGAGTACGCGCCGACATCCCTGATTATGAAGAAATCCCCCGACGTTGAGATTTGCGCGGATGCCGTGGCCACCTTCCTTGAGTCCGGCATACCGGTGCTTTACACCATTTCAGCATGCCGCGACCTCCGCAAGTTCGTGATAATCCAGAACGTGGCTGGCGGCGCCGTCAAGATGTGGGGCGAGGGTCCGCGGCATAAGCTTGTGCGGGATATGCTGGCCACAATCCAGGCGCGCGGCTGGGTCAAGGCGGGGCGCCAATGGCGGCGCGGGGACGTGCTGGCGACGGCGGCCGTTGCTTATGAGCAATGCTTTGCTCCTCAAGTGCCGGAGTATTTGGGCAAGGTCGTGCGCTGGTATTACAGCACGCAAGCCCCGGGCCCTATCGTCTATGCAACCAACGGCAACACGGTGTCGCTATCCTATGGCGCCAAGCCCTGCATGACGTTGCCGGAGGAGTTCCCGGAGGATATCGACTATCAATGGTATGTCGACAAGGCTGAGGCCATGTTGCGCGACCTTGGCTATTATACGTTGACATAGGTAAATTATTTATCTACACTCTCAGCCATATCAATCACGAGGAGTTGACGGTGCTAATTCTGGAGCCTGGCTTAATGGCCAATATGGAGGACGGGCACTTGCTTGCCAGCTTGCGCGCGGAGCCTTCCATTATCCGCACGGCGGTGGAGCTGGATTTGATTGAGCGCATGGAGCGCCTGTTGGATGAATTGGAGGAGCGCCCGACGGAGGGTGAAATGGAAAAGCGCTACGAGTCCCCGCTTGAGCAAAGCGAATTCAGGGCGCAACTTATCCAAGAAATCTTATCCCTTTGCGACAAGCCTGGCAGTAAAAAAGACCTTGTCACCGCCATAAAAATGGCACGTGAAAATAGTTACGTTGAGCTTTGAAAGGAGTTTGCAATGCAATACAAGACAGGCACCAAGTTGACGTGCCGTGATACCGGGGCGGTGTTTATCGTCTACAGCTCAAACGAGTCGTTGACCCACTATCGCAACGCTACGGAAACTGGCGATTGCCACACGGGCCAAGTCGCGGAGATTTTCGAGGTGGACGGGGGGCCGTTGCCCACGGTGGCGGACGCGTTGTCGGTGCTCCAGATCCAAGAGGGCGGGGACCATTACAAGAAGCTGGGAGCCTATCAGCCGTGGGAGGTCTTGCGCGCTTGGCTCACGCCGGAGGAGTTCCGCGGCTACATGAAAGGCACCGCCATTGCGTACCTGGCGCGGGAGCAAGACAAAGGGGGCGACCTGGATATCAAGAAGGCGACCCACACGCTCCAAGGCCTCCTCGAGCTGGGGGTGCATGATGGCCGCTAAAGTCTCCGCCGCAATGGTCAAAGCCCGCAAGCTGGTAACGGAGGGAGGGTATACCCCCTATGCCGCCGCCAAAGAGTGCGGGTTAACCCGCTCCGCCATCTATATGGCGCCCTGGTACAAGGAATGGAAACTCGCCCAACAAACCCGAAATTGTAAGGAGTATCCGAGATGAAGCCTTCAACCTTTCCCCGCAGCGTTCGCCAAGCTCTTGGGCCTCATACCCGCTTGGAGTTTTACAAGCCGACGCCGCGCTGGCGTATCGCTGCCCAAGTGCTGGTCAAAGGGGCGGCGTACTTCGTGGCTGCCGTGCTGGTTGGAGCGGCTTTTGGTTACTTCCTGATTTTTGTGGAGCGCCTGTAGCCATGCCGAATAAGCGGCACGTATGCAAGGCCATGCAGTATTGCGACCAGATGGTTTGTCATGCGTGCGGGCTGGCGTGGGACGTCAACGACCCTGAGCCGCCCGCCTGTCGACACGGGAAGGCTAAAGTGCTCGTTGAGATTTCTGTAGCAACGCTCCGCTTCCCGGAGCAACTTCCCCATGACGTCGCCGCCGAAATGGTCAAGACATACCAAGCCAACGGCGCACACGTCAAGGGCATGCAGGCGGCGTACCGCCTGCTATTGGACCGTGTCAGCCTCGATTGATCGTCTCGATACTCGGGTCGGCCTGCATCTTGCCCCGATACCACGAGGCAATTCCAAGGATAGGCGAGACAACGCCGATAATGCCGGCAATGGCAGCCAGAATGCCGGGCAGTTGCGCCAGGCCGTCCGCCTTGCCGTAGAGGATGGCGGCGCCATAGGCCAGGAAGACGGTCAACACGGACAAGAGCACCGCCAGCGCCACGGCAAAGCCAATCGCCGGCCGCCA